TGAAACACACAGGACAAATGGGAATTAAACTTTATGGTGATGACACTAATGTTCTTTATTCTTATGACAAGTCTGCTGATAGTTTAACAGGTGGGATAACTTTTAGTCATGCAGACGGAACAACTATATTTGTTACAAATGGCACTAATGAAAGAATGCGTATTAATAGTGATGGTAAAATATCAATGGGGTATGCAGGAACATCAGCTTCTATATTTCATTTTGTAAGAGACTCAGGTAATGTAGAAATTATACATGCTGACGCAACAAATGCCTCTTATGCAGAAGACGTTATAACCTTTGATTGTAATAGAGCAGCAACAAGTTCTTACAACCTATTAAGAGGAACATCAGGCGGTCAAGCTGATTCTGAATTTATTGTTGATGGCGCTGGTAGATTAGCGGTTGATGGTACTTTAAACGCAGGAGGTGCTGACTACGCAGAATTTTTTGAATGGAAAGATGGCAATTCGTCTAGTGAAGATAGGGTTGGACATTCAGTTGTATTAGATGGTAATAAAATTGTTAAGGCAACAGATAGTGATGATGCATCTAAAATAATTGGAGTTATATCTGTTACTCCAACAGTTATTGGTGACAGTGATATTGAAAGATGGAAACTAAAACATCTAACAGATGATTATGGTAATTACATTTATGAAGATTATACTCAAACAGAATGGACAATAGTTGAAGAAGGCAAAGATGACATCTTTCATAGCTATCAAACAGATTTAATTCCTGATGGTCTTGAAGTTCCTGATGATGCTATTGTTACTTCAAAAGACGAAAACGGTAATAATTTACAAAGAAGAAAAGTAAATCCAGATTGGAATAAAGACACAACTTATATACCTCGATCTGAAAGAAAAGAGTGGGATACAGTTGGTCTTATGGGTAAACTTAGGTTAAAGAAAGGCCAACCAACAGGAACAAATTGGATTAAAATGAGAGACGTCTCAGACACAGTTGAAGAATGGTTAGTTAGATAATGTTTGGCGTTCGCTCATTTGCAGCAACAACGTTTGCTAGCACAGGTAATGATGAAAACTTCATCATTATATCTGGTAATGAGCTAACTGCATCTATAGGCGACGTTACAATTGCTGGTGTTGCCGAGCATGCCGTAACGGGCAACGCGCTTACAAGCTCCACAGGTTCTGTAACAGTAACAGCTGGAGCAACAGTCACAGTAAGTGGTAATAGTGTTACAGCAGCAATCGGTGATACAACACTCAGTGGAGACGCAAACTTTGCGGTAACTGGTAATGCAGTCACATTATCCACTGGAACTGCGGTTGCAAAAGCAAACGCAGATGTAGCGGTAACAGGCAACCAAATTGGCACTATAGCTGCTGGAACGGTAACTATTACAGCGGATTGTGTGGTTATACCTACAGGCAGCTCGATCACTGTATCGACAACAAGTGCTGGTGTAATTACCTGGAATGATATAAACTTAAACGCTAGTCAAACATGGACAGAGGTAGCAGCATAAGGTATAAATAATTATGGCATCATCATTTTCTACATCACTAAAACTTGAAAAAATGACCACCGGTGAAAAGGCCGGTTTATGGGGCACAGTCACTAATACAAACCTTGATTTAGTAGAACAAGCTGTAGGTGGCTATGTCGAGCTTAGTTTAGCATCTGGTGATCAAACACCAGCTATCAGCGATGGCGCTGCATCAGATGGTCGCAATAAAGTTATAAAACTTACAGGCACACTATCAGCAAACAGAAGTTTAATATTTCCAGACTCTTGCGAAAAGACATATCTTGTAATCGATGGCACAACTAGAAGCTCAAGTCACTATACAATAACAATCAAAACAAGTTCAGGCACAGGTGTAACAATGCCTGTTGGATCTACGATGCTTGTCATTGTAGATGGCACAAACGTAATCACAGGTATTACACAAAAAGGTTATGTAACCACAACTAACGCGTACACAGCTGTTAATGGTGATCAAGTAATTGTAGATACAAGTGCGGCTGCAGTGACAGTCACACTACCTGCAAGTCCGGCTGTTGGTAACGAGGTGCATTTCTTAGATGGTAAACTCAGTTTTAATTCTAACAATTTGACTATTGGTAGAAACAGTCAACCAATACAAGGTGTAGCCAGTGACTTAACTGTCAGCACAAACGGACAAAGTTTTACACTTGTATATGCAAATTCAACAAAAGGTTGGGTCAAGAAGCACTTTGCTGGAACGTAAGAGGTTTATATGGCTCTTATTGATTTTAAGATTTTACCAGGAATAGATAAACAGAATACAACCAAGGGTGCAGAGAACCGTTGGATTGATAGTGATAACGTGCGTTTTAGATACGGTTTACCAGAAAAAGTTGGTGGTTGGTCATCTCTCGTTGACAAAAGCATTGTTGGCGTAGTTAGAAGCCAACACCCATTCATTGACAACTCAGGTAATAGATATGTTGCGTTAGGCACGGACAAGTTTTTACTATTATACTTTGAGGGACAATTGTTTGACATATCACCATTTGATGCAGCAAGACAACAAACAAGCTGCACACTTGCAACAACAAATGAATCAACAGTAGTGACAATCACTACAGGATCAGATCACGCGCTTGAGGTTGGTGATATAATTTTACTTGACTCAGTAACCTTGCCTAGTGGAACAGGGCTCAGTGCATCAAACTTTGAAGATGCTAAGTTTATGGTTAATACAGTGCCTAGTCCTAAAACTTTTACAATCACATCAAGCGCTGCTGCAAGTGCAAGCATATCAACTGGTGGTTCTATGACCGTAGAATTTTACACAAAAGTTGGACCACAGATACAAACATACGGATACGGTTGGGGTGTTGGACAATGGGGTGGAACTGTTGCTGGAGCTACAACATCTACAATAAACGAAGGTGGCACATTTAGTGATAGTGATACAACTTTAACTCTTACAAGTGCAGCTGCTTTTCCAAGCTCAGGCACGATACAAATAGGTAGTGAGTTAATTACATACTCTGGTAAATCAAGTAACGACTTAACAGGACTATCTAGAGGTGCAAACGGCACCACTGCTGCAGCGCATTCTAACGGTGCAACCGTTACAAATGCATCAGACTTTAGTGGTTGGGGTGTTGCGGTGCCAGCAGATCAAACAACATTAGAACCAGGTCTTTGGTCACTAGATAATTTTGGTGAAGTGCTGATAGCGACCATTGCAAACGGTGAGACTTTTACATGGAACGCCGCAGCGACAGACAGATTAACTGTTAGAGCATCAAAAAGCACAAGTGGTTTTGCAACCACCAATAATCCTACGGCATCAAGATTAACTTTAGTATCACCTACTGCTCGTCACTTATTACACTTTGGAACAGAAACAACAATAGGCACTGCTAGCACACAGGACGATATGTTTATACGTTTCTCTGTGCAAGAAGATATAAATACATACACACCTACATCTACAAACACAGCCGGTACACTAAGACTACAAGATGGCACAAAGATTGTTGGAGCATTGAAAGCAAAAGAAAGTATTTTAGTGTTTACAGATAATGCTCTGTATACGATGAAATATATAGGGTCACCTTTTTATTTTAACCTAGAACAAGTAGGCACAAACTGTGGTCTTATTGGTCGTAATGCAGCTGTTGAGGTTGATGGTGTTGCGTATTGGATGAGCTCAAAAGGTTTTCTGTTGTATGACGGAACTGTAAAAACACTGCCTTGTTCAGTTGAAGATGAAGTTTTTGATAATCTAGATACGACAAAAGGACAACAGATAGCAGCAGGATTAAACAATTTATTTTCTGAAATAGTTTGGTGGTATCCTACAAACAGTGATTTTAATAACAGAGGCGTATCTTATAATTATGCAGAATCAACAGGTGTGGCCGGTGGAGTTTGGGCACTATCAACAGAGGCAAGAAGTTCGTGGATGGATGCAAAGATATATGAAAGACCATATGCAACTAAGTTTGATACATCAGGCACAGGCACATTCCCTACTATATTAGGTGAAAGTGGTCTTGGACAAACAAAATACTTTCAACATGAAATAGGCACAGACCAAGTTAACGAAGATGGTTCTGTTACAAAGGTGACCTCTAATCTACAATCATATGATCTTGATTTACAAACACAAGCGGGTGCTGGTGATTTGTTTGTATCTGTCAGCAGATTTATTCCTGACTTTAAAACATTGAATGGTAATTCAGACGTAACACTATCTGTAAAAAGATTTCCGTCACAGACAGAAACATCATCCACTAACAGCCCTTTTACAATAGATTCTAGCACCACAAAGAAAGACACCAGGGCAAGAGGAAGATATGTAAACGTAAAAATAGAAAACAAAAACCTTAATGAGTCTTGGAGATACGGAACACTAATGTTAGACGTAAGACCGGATGGAGCTAGATAATGTCAAGAATAAATGTTAGATTACCAGAACCAA